GCAGAAGCACTGCAAAAAACGATTCTGAAAGCAAAATGACTAGCGAAAATAAAGTCATGCCTGCTGCGTCAGGTGAAGTCTATTGGCGCAGGCCAGAGTCTGACCCGCCGCCTAGGGGATCAAAAATGCTGATCCTGACTTCAGGTGGCGTGGCAGTCATCAGCGATTGGATCGACACCAGCAACTTTGTAGCGTGGTCGCCGCTGCCACGCAAGATCAAGAAAGATGATGCTTCGTGAATATCAGACACGCGCCCTGGATGCGCTGTACTCATGGTTTGAGTCAGGAGGCAAAGGCAACCCATGCCTTGTACTGCCTACTGGCTCAGGCAAGAGCCACATCGTTGCAGCGTTGTGCAAGGACGCATTACAGAACTGGCCTGAGACGCGCGTGCTGATGCTGACGCATGTCAAGGAGCTGATCGAGCAGAACGCAGAGAAGATGCGCCAGCACTGGCCAAATGCTCCGATGGGCATTTACAGCGCAAGCATCGGAAAGCGTCAGCTAGGCGAGCCGATTACGTTTGCAGGCATCCAGTCAGTACGCAACAAGTCTCAGCTGCTTGGCCATGTTGACCTTGTGATCATTGATGAGTGTCACTTGGTCAACCACAAGGATGAAGGAGGCTATCGACACTTGCTGGCTGCGTTGACTGCAATCAATCCTGACCTGCGCGTAGTGGGCCTGACCGCTACGCCTTATCGACTGGGGCATGGGCTGATTACAGACAAACCGGCTTTGTTTGACGCACTGATTGAGCCAGTCAGCATTGAGGAGCTTGTGTTCAAAGGCTACCTGTCAACGCTACGCAGCAAGACAACAAGAGCCAAGCTAGACACAAGCAACGTACACAAGCGAGGCGGAGAGTTTATTGAGTCTGAGCTGCAAGCAGCAGTTGACACTGACGACAACAATCAGCGCGTTGTGAGCGAGGTCATTTCTATCGCAGGCAATCGCAAAGCTTGGCTGTTCTTTTGCACTGGCGTGCAGCACGCGCAGCACGTTGCCGATGTCCTGGCAGCACATGGCATCTCGGCAGCGTGCGTCACTGGCGATACGTCGAAGAAAGAGCGCGAGCACTTGCTGGCTGAGTTCAAGTCAGGCCGGATTCGCGCATTGACCAACGCTAACGTACTGACGACTGGCTTTGACTATCCAGACATTGACTTAATCGCCATGCTGCGACCAACCATGTCGGCCAGCTTGTATGTGCAAATGGCAGGCCGTGGGATGCGCGTCAAGAGCCACACCGATCACTGCTTGGTCCTCGACTTCTCAGGTGTAGTGTCCACGCATGGCCCGATCACGGCAGTGCAGCCGCCCAAGAAAGCAGGCGACGGGACAGGCGAGGCTCCGGTCAAGGTCTGCGACAACTGTGGTGAGCTGTGTGCAATTTCTGTGCAAAAGTGCCTTGCTTGCGGCCATCCTTTCCCGGAACCTGAGCGCAAGAAATTGGAACTGCGCAATGACGACATTATGGGGCTGGAAGGAACTGAGATTGAGGTTACATCCTGGAGCTGGCGCAGGCACGTTAGCCGCGCGTCTGGCAAAGAGATGCTGTCATGCACTTACTATGGCAGCCTATCTGACCGCCCGGTTACCGAGTACTTGCCTGTTTTGCACGATGGGTACGCAGGCGAGCGAGCCATGCAGACATTGTTTAACATGGCGAGCGCGTCAGGTGCGCAGTTGTCTGATGTGGCGCATATGAATCCGTCTGACGGCCTAGAGTATTTGTCAGCGCAGATGAGCAAAAGCAACCATCCGAAAATGATTGAATATCGGATGGATGGAAAGTTTCACCGTGTACTCAAAAGGAGCTGGGAAAGTGAGCTGGTCTGATCTTGAAATGAAAGTGATCCGATGGTCTGAAGCACGCAAGATTATCCCAAACGCAACGCCAACCAGTCAGCTTATGAAGGCTGTAAGCGAGATTGGCGAGCTGTGCGATGCGCAAGGCAAGCGGGACCATGAGGCAATCGTTGATGGAGTTGGTGACGTGTTGGTCTGCCTCATCAACTATGTGACGCTGCAAAACCTGACGATGAAGGAATGCTTGGCTGCTGCGTATGAGCAGATCAAGGACCGCAATGGCACGCTGATGCCTGACGGCACGTTTGTGAAGGACAAGTGATGAGCCGCCCACCCGAACCTGAATTTCTGATTCAGTGGCGCGTCTGGTATCAAGCAGGCCCGCCAATGTGCTGCCATACTTGCGACAACTACGATGAGAACGGACATTGCCAACAGTTCGATATGCAGCCTCCTGAAAACTTTGCTGCCACGCAAGACGCCTGCAACAAGTGGACGCTTGCCGTCCCATTCTAAGGAAATACAATGCTTCCGTTTAGAGCATGGATAGTCAAGCTGCCACAAGGCGGCACGCTACGTCACGACAAGCTGCCAGTGCTGTATCGCACGCGCGATGCAGCACAGCAGGTGGCAACAGAGCGTCTTGGTACTGTGCATCAAGTAAAGGTAAAGATTGATGGCTGATTGCATTCCGTCAGAGCACGAAGAGCAGCGCGAAACAGTTTTCTGGTTTCGGCGCACTTATCCTAAAGTTATGATTCATGCCATCCCTAATGGTGGCGTGCGTAGCAAGGCGGCAGGGGCAAGGCTCAAGGCTGAGGGCGTAGTGCCTGGCGTGCCTGATCTGTTTGTGCCAGCGTGGAGGATGTGGGTAGAGATGAAGCGACAAAAAGGAGGGTCTGTCAGTAAAGAGCAAAAAGACTGCAAGGCTTACTTGGAGAATGTGGGTTACACAGTATTTATTTGCAAAGGGGCTGATGACGCAAAGCGCCAGATCAGCGAGTTTGCATCTCATCTCATGGAGTCGTTATGAAGCCCAACTGGGAACTGATCTTTGTGCTGTTTAGCACTTCAATCTTTTGGTTGTTTGTGTTGCTTTTTTTAATTGTTGAATTTGGGATGTACTGAAATGAGAAAGTCAGCACACCGCAAGCGTCCGAAGTATGTCAAGACGTACACAGTCATTGATGAGCTGTTCGCAAGTGCAGTCGAGCCAATGCCTGTTGAGTTTCGCACCTACCAGCTAACGCGCATGTATGAAGGCTTGCATGCGTTGGAGACGGCAAACAATCCCAGCGTTGACGCCTGGACTGTCGTAAGTGATGCCGTCAACATGCTGGAGACTTTGGTGCGTGAGATGCAAGTCTGCGAGGACGCTAGCGGTTTGCTGAACGAGGCGACGCAGGCACTGGCCACGGCTGGCCTGCGGCACCGCAAGGAAGGAAAGCCCATCCGCCTGGATGGCCCAGGTATCAAGGCTGTACGCATTGTGCTGGAGAGCTACGCTGAGCTGCTGGAGGCGTTGCCAGCTCGCACCATGTACCGATGCCATCGGCTGACCGAGCGCAGGCTGTACGACCTGTTCTTGGGAAAACGCCAGTCGCACGATGTGGTCATTTCATAAAGTGTGACTTTTCGCACAGCAATTGCCTGTGCGTGCGCTACAGTTACATCACACCAACCAACCGGCACAGCGCCGACCGGAGTACAACATGACCAAGCTGATCGAATCCTTCCGCAAGTGCCCGACTCAAGCTAATCGCATCAAGCTGCAAAAATACATTAACAAGCACATGATGGCTGTGTGCATGGCAACGCCTGACGAACTAGCCTTCTTGAAAGCTAACGAATTTACCATCTGAGAGCCAATCATGATTGAATACACCTCACTCAAGATTCACGCTGCGAAGGTATCCATCTTTACGACTACGATCAATGGCGAACATGGCCAGTTCAAGATGCTCAACGTCAAAGTGACCGCCTTGGACGGCTCGGTTGTCGGTGTGGATTTGTTCCTACGCGACGGCTACCAGCCCATGATCTCTGCCGACCTGTGCGGCATCATTAGCGAAGCGTAAGGAGCACACCATGGACAAGCACCTTGAGATCATCAACGAGCTGGGCAGCATCATGCGTGGCGAACATCCTAACTGGTACGGCAACACTCAAGAGCAAGCTGCAAAGTTCTTGCGCGAGTTTCAACGCGATATGCCAAGCCTGGCTCGCCAACTGGCCCATGACATCCAGCGCAATACCAGCGACTTTTCCATCATGTCAGGCATCGACATTGCAACGCTTAACAGCGCAGTGCGTGTGCTGCTTGGCACGCGCTTTGATCTGGAGCCTGTACAGTACATCGAGCGCCGCACACCGCGTACCATGGCCGAGGCTTTCGGAAAGTCGACCGCCAGCATCTCCGGACCGTACAAGCGCACCTACGATCTGCCTGTGCTGGCGTTTGTCACCCTGTCTTTACTCACGGTTGCAATTGCTGCCGTGATCTCTTGGTAAACCTAGGAGCTAACCATGAAACGCATCATCGCAGCCGCAGCCTTAATGTTCGCCTCGCAAGCTCACGCAGCCTTTTGGGATGGCAACACGCTATACAAGAACCTTCAAGAGCAGCCTAGCTTGACGCTTGGAGCCGCATACGGATTCGTCATGGGCGTGCATGATTTGGGTGAGCATGTTATCCATTGCTCACCAGAAAACACGAAGGCGAAGGAAGTCATTGAAGTGGTACGAGAATTTCTTGAGTTCAACGCAAGCGAGCGCGGCAAGGAAGCGCAAGAGCTGGTATCAGCCGCGCTTAAATTCAAGTGGCCGTGCAAGAAAAAAACCGGCGTTGCAATCTAATCAGATGACACGCTTTAACAGATCAGCCGGCATTGCCGGCTTTTTTGTTAGTACGTCCAGACATTAGGCCGTGGGCTTACAGACCAAATGTCAACATGCACAAAGCTTCCTACCCCTTTCTGGAATACTCCGATTCCAGTAAAGCCAAGTGCAAACGCATGCTTGAGCAACTCATAAGCGTCACGCCCGTTAACAGCAACATCAGCGGCCAAGCCCAAAGTATGCACGCCTGTAGATCGTTTGGAGCTTTCAACCGGATGCTTGGGGCAGCGATAGCCACTGCTGATTACCATAGGCTTGCCGTATGCGTTGCGCAGTTCTTGAAGCTTAGCCAGAAACTCAGGCTTCATCTTCATTTCTCCGCAGTGTCGGCATTCAAACTCTTCAGAGCTGAAGTTAGGGTACATCGACCAGTCAATCATGATGCGCTCAAAATGGTATTTTTAGGCCGATGAATACCCGCAGGCGATTCATCAAGGGCTTTGGTCCGGGCAGGAAGTCAATCCAAACCCGGACATATTTACGCCAGCTCACGGACTAGCGTTACCTTGATCTGTCGGAGATTTCTTGTCTGGCACAAACACCGCAATGGCTCCTGCGATAGCCATACCGGCCGTGACGATCGCGCCCATCTGCGACGGGTCAAGCTTCACGCCCAGGGCAGTCAAAAGCATCACGATTCCACGCCAAGTCGATGATTCAGTCATACGGGCCAGAAGGTATGCGCTCATGATGTACTCCTTAATGTTTCCAGTTGTTGACGACAAATCCGACTAGAGCGGATACGGCAGAGACAACAGTCATTCCGAACCAGAAGCCTCCTTTTGACTTGTTGGCCAGTGCCACCAGATCATCAATCTGGCGTTCGATCTTGTCCATCTTTTTGTCCATGTCCTGAACCCTCTGCCAGAGCACGCCATACTTGATCGGATCAATTTCTGTTGGTTCAAACGCCACAATTGCACCTGTAATCTTGCTCGTTGTAAATAATACAATATGTGTTCTGTTACGTTCACACAAATGTCCATGTGCCAATAAGATTTAGCACTCGCCATTCGCCTGCCGCAGCAACCTGGATGGACACTGAGTTTCCTTTAGTAGAGCTGACAGTGTACTGACCAGCCGTCCCGCCGTAGATCAAATCTGTGCCATTTGGATCAACGCGCAACTGTTGAGCGGCAACCACCTCGAAAGTGTAGGTCCATCCAATGCGGGCGGCTGTTGCAACTGGCAAAGTGTAGACAATCGATGATCCTGCGCCATCGTTTGTCAGCCTGCGTCCAAAGTAACGCCCATCTGTCATGGTCACGCTGGCAGCGGAATTCAACGTCCATTCAGACAATTCAGTGTAGATGCGCACTGACTCACAGTTGCTATCAAAGCTCCATGGGTCAGTGCTGGAAAATCCGGTCAGCTCCGGATAGAACACTGATACGTCTTGCCACACTTGAGCGCCAGATGAGCGAAAAGAAATTGGCCTGACGCTTGCGTTCAAACCAGTTGAATTGCCATGCACTTGCGGGTTGTTAATTCTTATTCCGCCGCACGCTGCCGCAGACAGCGATGACGAATAAGCAATAAGCCCGCCGCGCTCGTTAATGTTTGTTCCACCGCTAGTGTTAGGGTTCCTAATTACAGGATTGCTGATAACAGTATCAATCCCTTTGGAATAGTCCAGCACATACATGCCGAAATTAACGTCATCAGTAGACGAGAAGTCATTGATGACAATGCGTCCTGTGCATGGCGTCGCGTTGCGATTGCGCAGGTTCAAGCCACCAAGATTAGTAATTGATCTCATCCCGTTGATCTGAATATCAACAGGCGCTGAAGTATTGTTCAGTGTATCAAGTAGAACAATCATGCCATATCCGGCAGCATTGTTTTCTACTACGCCGCCGTCAATGATGCCGGTCAGCACATCTGTCGCAACGTTTGGCTCAATGTCAATGCCTGCCTGCGGAGCAGTGCCGTTAGCATTGGTCAAATAGAAGTTGGAAAAGTAAAAGTCCTTTGCATTTACAACTGATACGTTGTTGCGCCTGTTGTTTGTTGCTTTGACATCATACAAGCGCACTCGAGTAGCTGGCGTTCCGACGCCGCCGCCAAGGTAGAAGCCGTCGCCTCCACAACTGTTTGACGAAAGCCCGTAGATCGTTACGTCAGTGCATCCGTACAAATAGACGCCGTGACGTTGCTCTCCAGTTGTGTACGATGCGCGCGTCATCTGTACAGTTGCGCCATACCCATAGATGATGACGTTAGACACACTGCTAATTGTCAGCAGGCGTTCACTTGCGCCAAGCGTGCCGGCGTCCTGAATGACGCATCCTGGCGACAACTCAAGGTAAGTGTTTGACGGAATATCGAGCCTGGAAGTTTTGTATGTGCCGCTTGGGAATGACAGTTTTTTACCCACAGCAGCATTGATAGCTGCTTGCAGTGCTGCCGTATCATTTGCTACACCATCTCCAACTGCGCCGAAGTCCTTGACGCTGATAATTTCGCGCAGCTTGGTTTGCACGGTTGTTTGAACTGCGCCAAGCCCTGCCGAAGTAAACGTGACGTTTGAGGAGTCAACTTGAGTGATCCAGTTTCCGCTAATTCTTTCTGTGGGACTTGGTGCGCTGTAGACCATGCCACCATGCTTGTCCATCACGCGAATGCTGTAGTCGCTGTTGACATACAGATTTGCAGGCGTGCCGTTGCGTGCAGCGTAGCCAGCCAAAGTTCTGATAGGCTGGCCAGCAGGCAAAGTCAGGGCCGCATCCCAGTAGACGTTGATCGGGTTGGTTTGAGGCTCAAGGTTGGCTGTTCCGATCCAGATGTAGCCATCTTCCAAAGGCTGGCCATCCAGACCTTGAAATACTACATATGACGGATTGACTGATTGCGCTGGCATTACTGGTCCTTTTTCTTGCTTGTTTGCGACTGCTGCTGTTGTTGGATGGTAGCAGCCAATCGCTTGAGAAGCGCAGCCTCTTCCTTGCCGCGAACGGTCGTCTTTGACAGTTTAATCATAGCGTTGCGTACGGGCGCAGACTCATACAGTCTCGCGGCCATGCCAACGCCACCAGCCGCACCAAGCGTTGCTGCAAAACCGGGCAGGCCACCGCCAAAGACGCTAGCCAGTGCAGCAGCACTAACTGGGATGGCAGTCTGCACTCCAGTTGGAGGTGCTGCCGCAGCTTCTCCTGCACGCTTTGTAAGGTTGAGTACGCGCACAAGCCCTTTGACTTGGTTCAGGTCGTCATCCTTAAAAAAGATGCCTACAGAGTTTCCAATGCGCTTGACTTCATTTGCAAACCTGTCTGGCGAGACTACAGCACCTTGCGCACCTTCGGTCGTTGCCTTTTCTGCTGCGCGAGCCAAGATTGCAGCTCGTGCGTTTTGCCGACCATCGGGTGTCAGGCTTGAGTAAAGCTGCCTAATCTCGCTGGGCTTTTGGCTGAACAGCATATTGTTGATTACTTCAGGCGTTGCATCGCCGCGTTTAAGGACAGACTTAAGCGCGCCCATGTTGAGTTCGCCTGACATCTCGGCTAGCCGCTTATCTGCAACCTTCCATTTGGTCACATCACGCCGCTGGCCGTTTTGCTGAATGAATGACTCCATGTCGGATTTCAGCGGCTTATAAATGCTGGACAGCACTTTTTCTCCAGTGCTGCGCACTGCTGACAATTCAGGAGCCTTGAAACTTTCGCCAATTTGCTTGCGCAGTGTCTCGACATTAACCAGATTTTGACCTTGGATTGAAGTTTTCCAGTCAGTCAAACGGTCAACGATTGGTTGTACTTCCTGAGTTTTCAGTCCTTGCAGCCTAGCAATCTGATCGTCAATAGCTTGGACAGTGTTGGTCATCGGCACCGTCCCAGCCTGACCGAGCCGCTCAATTACCTCTGTTTTTGCGCCACTGTACTTTGTAAGATCTGCACTGCGCTTTGCTGCCAAGTCTCTCATCACATCATCAGATAGACCGGCCGCATCATCAGCGCCAAAGTCACGCAAGATGTTTCGCACTGCATCAACTCGCTGCGTTTGCTGTGCCTGCCTGACTGGGCCAGTGCCTGCAATAGGCACACGCTCTCCAGCAGTTTGCAGCCACTTGGATGCAAACGTTTTCGGCGGGTTGACATCACTTGTCATGACCTTAACGCCTGCTCGTTGAGCGGCGGCAAGATCATCTGCTACGGCTGGCGCACTTGCTGGAGTCGGAACCGTGACTCGCGGAGTTGCCATGCGAGCGCCTGCGATACCTCCAGCAAGGCTAGCGGCAATCTGGCCGCCTGTGCCTGCACCCATCTCCTGCGCAGCCTGCCCAGCCAAGCCGGCGCCTGCGCCGCCTGCAAGTTGTGCAGCAGGTTGAGCAGCAATCATTTTTCCGACTGCTGCCGTGACTGGAGCGGCTGCACCTGCGGCCGTCTGAACCGCACGACCTGCGGCAGCCAATCCACCAGCGCCGGTAGCCCCAGATACAGTAGATTGAATGACACGCTCAGTCGGTGTGCTTGGCACAGCCACGCCTGCTTGCGTAAGCAGATCGTTCATGGCCTTGGTGGGCATCGTGTACTGCGTGCCCATCAAGCTGTTGACTGCGCCGACTAGCGGGTCACCAACGACTTGTGCAAGCGTTGCGGCACCTGCGCCTGCAATGGCACCAGGAATGGCACCGACGCCTGCAATGGGAGCGCCGGCCATAGCTCCCAGCGCAGCACCAGCAGCCGCCGGGGCCAATCCTCTAGTGATAGCACCCGTCACACCTTGAACGGTAGTCTTTGGCTCTTCAGTGCTGCCAACCTGCATTCCGGCAGGCGCTTTGACCAGCCCGTTAGCAATGTCGCGCTCAAGCTCCATCTTCTCTTCGCGCGACATCTGGTTGCTTGTGTAGGCTTGCACTACACCTGCTGGCAGCTCAGGAACGCCACCCGCTGTGGCAGCAGTAGCCTGCGCTGCTTGAGTTGGCGCAGCGTTCAGACTTGCGCCTCGTGGCAGCAGCACCTTGCCGGCGTTAACGTCAGCCTCAAACTCAGACGCCTCTTGTGGCGTCATCTGGCCTGATTGGTACGCCTTGTAGACGTTAGAGATCGCATTAGTAGATGCGCCAGTTTCAGCAGCAGCACGACCAGCCATAACTCGCTGAAAGGTACTGGCTTGGCCAGATCCTCCAGCGGGCGGTTGTGCTGCTTGTGCCGTGCCAGCCTGACCTGTCGCGCCTTGATTCAGAGCACGAAAGCCTTGCATGACGCGATCACCGTACGACTGGACAGTTTTGTCCCATCGTTTCGGATCAAGACCAGCGTTGTACTCCTTGGCGGCAAGCGCAAGATCATTTCTGTTACGTTGCAAACCCTCTTTGAGCACATAGCCTGCTGCCATAGCAGCATTTTCATCGCTCAAAGACGCATCGATGCCGTAGTTCTTCAGTACGCCTTTGCGGGTTGGCTCGATGATCTGATAGACAGTGCGTGCGCCAGCCGATGACACTTGGTCGTTATTCGTGCGCTCGCCATACTGCACGATTGAGACAAGCGAATTCGGCGGCAGGCCGAGCTTTTTCTCGACCTTATTTGATAGATTGGTCCAGTACGGGTCTTTGTAACTGGTTGGCGATTGATTGGCCATGCTGATCCTTTATTTAGCCCAGCGCATATAGCTACGGCCTTGCGTTGCTTGCTGTGTTTGCTGGGCTGCAATATCTGATGCACGCTTGTCCATTGATTGTGCAGCATAGTCTACAAATGTATAGCCCTTTGGCACCTGCACGTTTCCGATTTGCAAATCACGTTTTGAGCTTCCAAGCGAGCCGTTAGCGTTTGTCCATTCTGCTTTTGCGCCTTCAAACGCAGATTCATATTGCTTCAGTTTTGCCATTCCGCGAAGAAATGATGCGACTTGCGGAGCGCGTGCATTTTCTGATGGAAAAGGCTGGAGAGCCATTTGAATGTCAGCGTCTGTTGCAGACCCTTGGGGCAATGATTTGATTGCTTCTGAGTTTCTGATGCGAATGTACTCTTGTCTTGTTTGTTTCCATGATTCATTACTACCTGTTGCAGCTTCATACCATCTTGAAGGGCTGCCCAATGCGCCGTATCCGCCGCCTTCTTTTTCCAGCTTGTCGGCCAATCCCATCATCTGGCGTGATGTTTGTGCTGCCGAAACTGCCGCAACTGTTGATTCGTTGACAATCTTTGTTGCTGAAGGATCAAGTTTTTCTCCAGCTTGGCCAAGCTCCATCAGCTTCAATTCTACGTCAGATTGGAGCTTGTCCCGATCAAGATCCAATCTTTGCCGATCTAAAACAAGACGATTGGCACGATCAGCAATTTGGCTGTCAATGTTGCGCACGTCTGTTTGTGTCTTATTATTCTCAAGGTACAGACGCTGCGGAGTGTTGGCTGCTTCAAGCTGCTTGATGCGAGCGCCTGCGGCCTTTGTTTGAGCCTCAGCAGCCCCTGCTGCAAGCTCAGCAGGCGCTCCCATCGCCTTGATAGACATATCAAGGATCTCTTTGCCGCCTGGCACAACACCGAGCAGTGTGCCGATCGTGGTCTTTGCAGCAGCAGGATCAAGCTCTGCGAGCTTTGCTTGCGTCTCAAAGAACTGTGCTTTATCTGGACGGCCAGCGTTGCGCTCGGCATCAGCACGTTGCTTCAACCGATCAATGCCAACTTGCGCCTGTCCTGAATTGAACGCAGAAACAACCTCACCAGTGAATCGCAACTCATTTTGCTGCTGCTCTTTGGATAGCGTTTCCCAGTTGGCACGCATACTTGCTGCTTCTTTTTCAGGGAGCAGCATTGATACGTTGATAAAGTCACGAGCAGTCGGATTCTGATTGCTCATCAACTGGCCAACCGCGTTGTTCAACTGCGCTTGGCGTTGCTCTGCCTGCTGTTGAGCGAGCATTTGAGCTTGACGCTGCTCAGCTTGCGCCTGCCGCTGCGCTTGCAAATTTTGCAAGAACAACTCTTGATTCATGCCGAGCTGATAGCCTCTTGTCGCCTCGACAAAAGGTTGAGCAACGTCAATCGAATAGTCTGGAAGTGTTGCCATACTGATAATCCTTTATCCGCCAAACCCAATTTGCTGCGGGGCACCAAACTCGATATTAGGCGAGAATCCAAACTGTTGAGCAGCACCGCCAGGCGCAGTGGGCTGTGCGGCCTGTTGCCCAAAGTATTGACCTGCAACATTGGACAACCCGCCAAGCGTCTGACCAAATGCTCGACCTTGTGCAAGCGATCCAGCGGCCTGCGCTGCGCCTTGCGATGACATCAAGTTTGCCACATTGGTGCCAGTCTGCATTCCAACATCACCAAGACCTGCTGCCGACCTTTGACCAAGAGTAGCCAATCCGCCGAGCCTGCTGTACTGCGTATCAATGGCCTGTTGCAGCATTGCAGGGCGAAACTGAGCCAGGGCCGCCTGCACATTGCCACCACGCAGCCCGCCTGTTGCAGACGCACGCTGTAGCAGCGCCTCCTCGCCTTGCCTAGCTTGCGCTTGAAACAACGGGCTTTGCTCAATGCCAGTGATTGCCTGTTGTTGCGCTTGCGTGCCACCAAGCCCGAGCAATGCTTGCTGCTGCTGCAATGCAGGCTGACCAGCGGAAACATAAGGCTTGAGAAGCTCTTGAATGGCATCGAACTGACGGCGCTGCTCGCCAATGCCAGACTCTGCCGCCTGCTGTTGTGCTCGTGACGCTTGGCCAGATGCCCGAGATGACATGTAGCCACCGACAAGCGTAGCTCCAGCCGTTGCGACCAATCCCCATGTCATGACAAGACCTCCTTCTGAGCGTTGGCACCCATGGCCAACAACTCAGGTTCAATGTGTTCTGCTTCAATCACAGTCAGGTCATGCGAATCGTCTTTGTTCACATGCACAGTGACAAATTGTGTATCTTCCAGCGCAAGCACCACGCGCTTGACTCCAGCCGGAGAGATAGAAATATGGCCAGCCTCAACAGTCATGCGCCCAAACTCGCTAATGACCTCCGCCTTACCTTTGAGTACCATTAAAAAGTGCTCATGCTTATGGATCTTGCCGACGATCAACATGCCAGCAGGTACTACAAGCTCGCGCAGATACATTCCAGGCGCAAAGAAATGGCGCGGCTCAGGCTGTTCGCACTGAATTGGCACCATCGCATTTTGCAAGTCTTGGATGCGCTCACGAGATGGCGGCTGATATGCCGTATCAATCTCGTGACTTTCTGCAACGGTAAGCACTGCGTCAGTCATCGCCTTCCTCATACTCGCGCTCTTCCCAAACTTGGCATGAACGCAGATCGTGGCAGACAAACTTGAGCTTGTTGCAGTACCCGCGAAAGCCTGCCTCTACGTCCCAGTCATTCCAAGGAATACGGTCCATCTTGACCTGCGTCTTGACTGAGTTGTCATAATATTCGCAGTTTGAGCACCGTCGGCGTCTGGCTTCCATCTCATCGACCCTCATGGCCTTTCCAAGCGCAACCCAGTACGGCTTGTTTGCGCCGCGCTCGTTGGTCGGCTGCTCAGGCCCGAGCATCCAATCGTCAATGGCAATCTGCGTGTTTTTCTTGTTCTCAGCAGCCGTGATAAACGGCTTTTCATATGGGATACCTCCCATGCCGATCATCACTTTAGGCATCTTTGCGTAGTCCATCATTTATCCTTAAGTGATCTCGCGGCCTGAGACACGCAGCGTCAGAGCGGTGGCATTGCTGGCAATCGTGCTGATGAACGCGCCAGAGTCAAGCTCATGACCGATCAGTTCCGGGCACAGGTAAGTTTCGCCAGGTACAACCGTCCGATCGTCAATAATCAGATTGGAATTGCTGGCAGTGCCGCCAGACTGCACAAGGTTAACGCTGAACGTGCGGTTGACCGTGTCAGTATTGGTGACGGTTGCCTTGTCAATCAGCGCACGAGCGGCCGTTGCAGTGTATTGCGTGGTCTGCGTGGCTTCCATCTGTTTAGGAGCCACCAGAGTCTTGACAGTTACTGTCATGGATACCCTCTGATGTTGTTAGATACAGTGACGATGATCGATGGAATTGCCGGGTAAACAGCCGTTGCCGGGAAATACTTCAATTCTACGTCCAGAACGGACACTGCGAACATAAATTCAACGTAATCATTTGCTTTCAGGTCAAGGAAAAAGTTAGCAGACGCGACAACCTCTGCATTGTTGCCCTGAATTTGCACCTGACTGGCGGAATTCGGCACATCAGTGCCATTGACTCTAGGCCAGATCCAGAATAGGCCAGTTCCGCCTGCTGTTTTGTCAAGCTGAACTGAAAACTGGAAGTTGTACAGACCTTCAGTGTCAATAGCGATCTCGCTCGTGCTTGGCGAGCGCAGATAGACACCATTGCTGATGTCTGTCGTGTTGTATGTGATGGCCTGCGCTGTGTTGATAACAGCCGCAAGCTGCGTTGTCGTGTCAAGGAACTGGCCGAACCTAGTGCGCTTTGCAGGAACGCGCGTAGGTGCCATTTGCAGCCCTTCTACGGCATCCGCAATGCGTGCCAGTAGCGCAAGGGCCTGGGTGGCCTTGCCGTCTGCTACAGCGATCCCTACGGACGACTCTTGCGCAAGCTGATCGATCTGACCAAGTGCTTGATCTGCCGTAGCCTGCGCAGATCCAGTCGCAATGCCGATCTCTGTCACCACATCCGGCGCAATTGAGTCGGCGACTGCAAACAGCCGCTCGAACTGCTTGATCTGCTCATGATCTTTCAGGAACGTAGAAAGTTGATCCCGAGTCAAGTTGAGCTTGTTTGAGTACGGGCCGGCCATCAGTTCATCAGCCCTTCAAGCTTTGCTTCCAGGCGAGCAAACGAGATGTGAGCATCGCTATCGCCACGGAATCGCTGCACACGCCAGTTGCGCATGTGACCTTGCTGGAACCAAACCAGTCGCTTTCTGGTGCTGCCGGTCGTGCCAACGCTGATGAATTTGTCCTGGCTCCACGACTGGCCGTCAACAGAGTAGCTCGTGCTGATCTGCGGATTCGTGCCAAGTGCAACGCGGCCTGTCAGCGACACAAGCTCAAGCTGATTGAAGATTGCACCATTGCTTTCGTTGTACACGATTGCGGTGCCAAACTCCCAGCGCACTTTCTGACCCCAGTGCGAGCTGATTGTGTTGGTTGTGTATCCAATTTGATCTGTCTGCGGGTCGCCAACTAGCCATTTGTCGTAGCACCAAACAAAGTTGCGTGCTCGATACTGCGAGAATCCGACAATTGTCGAAGTCAGCGTAAACCAGACCAGTTCCTGCAAGGCCTCAGACGCTGCAATGTCAAAAACAAGCGTGCGGTCAGGCAAGTGCATATACAGATGCTGATGCGATTTGTCGTTGCGTGACTCAAGCTTGACAGTCGACAATTGCTGTTCTGTGTATTGCAGCAAAATCTGATCGATTTCCTGCGTGCTGATCTTCTTGGCTTGAGCGTTGGCACCCATGTAGACGCCTGGGGCTTCATTGCGCCCACTGCCAAGGAACGCGATTGACTCTTGGAATACGCAGCAAGCAAAGGTTCCGACTACGCCTTTCTGGACTTGTGCGCCGTCAATGCGATTGAACGGGAAGAAGTCGCCGCCAATGTTGTCGAACACTTCAATGGTGTTGCGATTGAGCGCATAGACTTCGTTTCTTAGCTTAAGCAATGCGACAACAGGGTCAGGGTCGGCCTCTGAGCTTCCGTATTTGAGCGGATTGACTGCGAACGGGTTGCTTAGTTCAGTGACGACCAAGAATTCGCCATCTGTTGTCATCCAATAGCCGTCGACCCAGCACATATCCAGCACAGTGCCGAGGTCGGGGTCGGTGTTTTGCGTCAGCGAGTTGGTCGTGGCACTGTAGAAAAACAGTTTGCCTGCCGAGGCAATGCCTAGCAGGTCAAACGAATAATCAAATGTGACCAAGTTGCCGTCATTTCCAACGTCGCCAAGCGTTGTTATTAGACCTGCGTCTGAGATGGCGACCAGTTTGCTGCCCATGACGCGATAGCAGACACCGTTCCAGTTGATGCCACCACGATCTACACCAGGCCCATAACCGTGCAAAACAATGCCATCTGCCGGTCGCAGATAGCTGTTGCTTGCGCCGCTTGCCTTTGGCACAGGGACCAGATTGACAGGATAAGATGTCCTGAAGTCTGGCCCATTGTCTGTATAGATACCCGAAAGGATTGGAATCTGCATCTTTTCACGCCGGTTCACGCATAGGCAATTCAGAGTTGACCAGTTGCAGCCCCAGCTCAGCAATCCTGGTGAGCGGATCCATCTCGGTCACATCAGACCTGTCCAGCATGGCAGACACTGCGGCAAGAGTCACGGTCACACCAGCTTGCGCGCACGCTGCAACCATTTCAGCGGGCCGGCCAGGGTATGTAATGGCCCGTCCTTCTTGGTCAATGGTCGTGAGCGGCCACATATCAGCAAAGCGCTGGTCAATGAAGCCTGCCGAGATGAAGAAGGTAGCAGGCGGCAGTCCATCTTCTGACAGTCCAGTTGAGAACATGCCATCGCCGCCCGAGCCTTGAATTGCCGCGCAGACTGAGCGCGCTAAGGTCGCATCCACTGCGTTTACGATCATGGTCCGGTTGGCCCAGACGGTTTGAGATGCGTCCATCAGTAAGCCTTTGTCTTGGTGTTGACGTACGTCTCAGTGCTGGCGATCTGAGCTGCTGTCAGGTTGGGACCGAAGCGGGTAATTAGGCTGTAGATGCGACCGTTGTAGGGCAGGCTGGTGCCGCCACGGCGGCCGATGTACATCGGATAAGCGAGATAGTTGCCGGTGCCTTGATCTGTTACGTCAGTCGTTGCTGCGCCATTCACGCGCACAGTTGAAACGTCTCCAGCAATATCGCCGAGTCCGGTCAGCACGCTGGTGAGCGGTGCAGCAAAAGGCGTGGCAATTGCCGTTGCGGCTGCTGTGCCTTTAGATGCAAACGCCAGATTAGCCGCTGCGCTGTTTGGAGCCGCCAGATAGAACGTGCCATTGTTGGCAGCCAGAGATGCCGAGAATTCAGCAACCGTTCCCTGCGCCGCATCACTCAGCTTCCTGACCCCCGCGAACACCTGCGCCTTGTCTGTACCCGGCGTGATCGTGGCCGTCTGCATCCAGCGGTCTACGCCGTTGAATGCGAGGTAAGGCGGGAAGCCAGTGGTGTCGTAGTCGGTGGCGGTGTTGACGCGCTGATATGCGGGGATACCAACGCCGTCGTTGGTGGGGCGAAGGTCGGCACCCCAAATCAAATACGAACCCGTCTTGGTCGGTTCGTATTCAGGGCAAACAAATACTGTTGCCGACCCGGCTGCGGTGGTCGTTCCAGTTACGCTA